TAGGGGTGTTGATTTGTTTTCTCCAGACATACTAATGGAGACTGCGGATGCAGTACTTTCCACTACTCCTGAAATAACAGCAAAACTGTTTAGAGATGTAGCTGGTGATGGTGGTGTTAGAGATGCTATAGCTGACTTTAATTTAGATAAGGTTAGTAGGGGTGAAAAACTCGTATGGGGTTCTATTGATGCAGTTACTAAGGGTGCTCAAACCCTATCTGGTGTTAGGTTACAAGATGATATTACCAAAAGAATTGCATTCGGCTCTAACTTAAATCAATCTATTATGAGAGCCTATGGTGTGCAACCAGAAGTATTCTTTGCAAGAATAGATGTTGCACTTGAAATGGCTTCAGATAAGTTTAAAGAAGAAGTCCTAGAAAAAGCAGTATTCCGTACTATGCGAGAAACTGCATCAGTAAATTGGTCAACTCTTCCTGGAAGAGAGGGTTTATCCTCTGCTAGAACATGGGCAAAAAAGCTTGAGTATTTTACAAATAATACACCTGGTGGTTTTATAATTCCTTTTGGTAGTTTTTTAAACACTACTATTGCAACTATGTCTGACTTAACTGGTATAAATGCAATGCGGTTTGCAATTAAAAATGTCACAGGTCAAGAGTTAGATTTTGCAACACGTGAAGGTGCAGAGGCATTAGGTAAAATGGCTGCTGGTTGGTCTATTATAGGCATTGGTGTCTACGGTCTTCCAGGAATTAGTGGTGGTGCAAAAGAAAGAATAGAAAATAATTTAGCTTATAACCAAGAATTAAAAAATGATGGTTCTATTGAAGACAAGAAGTATGACTGGCCTGGTTCTACTATTCGTTTGATGTCACAGATTAGTGCTCACGCTTTAGGGGATGGAGAGAGTGTATCTGATATGTCTTGGGATAATATACCTTCAGACCTACTATCTGAGCTTGCTTTACAGGTAGGTGGACAGTCTATAAGAGACTTAGATAAGTTTGGACAATCCTTAGTTTATGCTGCTGAACAATTAGGCGATAAAAACCTTCAGCCACTACAAGGACTACTGGGAGCCTCTGTAGAAAGGGCTGTACAGGGAGCTACAAGACCGCTTGATCCAATTAATCAAGTGTGGGGTTTAGTTTCTGATGGTAATATGAACCCTGATTTGAGACAGGGTGGCTTTATGCAAGGTGAAATACTACGGTATATAAATAATATTACAGACTCAATAGGTGGAGGAAGTAACATACCTAAAAAAGCTACTCCTACACGAGGTGTTTTAAAGACTAAAGATGTGGGGAAACAAGTGCTTGGTGTAAGGGGTCTTAATACTCCTAACTTAATTGAACAAATGATGAATGCTGCAGGTAAACCTTACTGGAAAGCCATACGTTTTGATGGTCCCCCAGAGATAAAAAATAAAATGGACGCTGTAGCTTCTCCGTTCTTTGAGGCAATAGCTATTAAATACTTAAGGAATAACCCAGATTATTTTAAAAAACCACAAAGAGAAAAAGAAGAAATTTTAAATAGGATTTCTAAAGAAGTAAAAGATGGTGTTATGCAAGTGGTAGAAAAAGGTATGCCACGAAGTATAAATTTAATCAAAGTTCTTTCTCGTGAAAACAAAAAAGAAGTACAGAAAGTTATGGAATTTTTAAATATAGAGGAAAGTTTAGAAGAACTCTTAAAGAAAGATGACGGACTTCAGACACTACTAAAAATAAAAACTCTTATGGATAATTACGATGATATATTCTTTGGAGATATAAAATAAAAAGGAGACTAATTACAGCCTCCTTTAGTTTATTAATCATCGTCTAACATGAAGTCAGCCCAGTCGTATGACTCACGTTTTATATCAACTCTGTGTACGGGAGCAGGTGATCTTGAAAGCAAAGCAGCCATCGCTTGACCAGCTAGATATCTTCGTGATGTCAAAGGCTTGTCTTTAAGCGGTGGCTTTATCTTTTTCTGAGTATACTTCTTAGCTTCCTCCTCAAGATTGTTTATTTTTTTGACGTTGCTCATATTCTTTTAACCTTCCGAGATTTAGAAAATAGGCCTTGTTAAAGCCCATCTCCCATTCCCTGTTATCCTTAGTCTGGGCTTGATATGGATTACCAATTTTACCAGCCTTGAAAGCTACCCTACCTTGTTCATAAGGTTTCACCTATGCTTCTCCTTCATTGTTTCTAACATCTTGTTTAGATACCACTGTGCCTTCTTCATGTCTTCTACTGGGTTACTCTTGTACCTGTGCCTGTGTTGATACTTAATCATATTACCCTGGCAGTAACTAATAAATCCCTCAACACCTAGTGTCTGCTTAATGTAATCAATACACTCAACACCACCACCCAGATTATAATGTGCGGGTTTATTGACAGCATCATAGCTGAACATGTCACCAAGGTCAAGAGTTGTTTTTCCGTCAATAGTTATTGTATCCGTGTTGTCCATAGTAGTCCCCTTATATCAGGTTGATAAGTTGTGCTTCAGTGTATGGTATATGGTAAAAGGTTTCTCCATCTGGTATCCTTGGACCAAAGGCTTTCTTTAGTGCTGCCTCTGTCATCTGAGTACCTTTTACTTTCCATGCCTTGTCATAGTGTTTGTTAAGAACATAGAAGTTTAGGTTGTCCACTTGATCTTTATACTTCTCAACCAATCTCTTCTTTCTCCCTGGAATACGTAACTCTCTCCAGTGAGGGGGCCAGTCATTATCCCACTGACCCTTACGTTCTACCTCACTAAAATAGATTACATTATCTTTCTCAGAGGTTACATCTGCGTAGAAGTCTTCCTCTGAGTTTATTATTGTATGCCCCTCTGCCTCTAAGTGTTTGATGAGAGCTTTCTTTGAAGGTTCATCCACTTTGTCGTACACTTCTTTTCTAAAAGGTCTTGTATAAGTATCCATGTTAAGCTCCTATATCTACGATCTCACAGACATCACCAGAACAGGCTAAAGTTTGACTACCTGCAGTGTTGTCTTCCTCTTCATACGCTGAAAGCTTACCCCAGTCAATAGCCTTTGGCATAAGAGATAGTAGATTATTATAGTCAGTTTTACCAACCTCTTGATAAGGTGCTTGCTGATAAGTATGATCTGAGTGTGGTAAAAAGGACACACCTGACATCTCATCAAAATGTTCATAAACAAATGCACCCACTTCAAACCATTCTTCTTTACGTACTGTGCATGTGATGCTTGGCTTATGCTCACAGTATGACCGTTGATACACCAACCATGTTTGAAGTTGTTCAACAGCAGACATATCATTACGAGTTACAGAGTTTGTTGGAGACTTAATAGGAAAACTAAACACTGTAGTAGCATCAGGCTTCATTACGTCAGGCTCACTAGGTACTCCCTGATCTTTCATGAACTGTGTTAGGGGGTCTTTATTGTCTCCTCTGACAGTTCTAATATAGTAATCGGAGTGTCTGGCGTGTATCCCACTGGCGGAATCAACCAATTGTGATACCGTGCCACTAGGCTTGACACAGGTGATGGCTGTCGAGGCAGGAATGCCCAGGCGAGTAGACCACTCAATATTAGTAGCAACACAAATCTTACGTAGTTTCTCAAGAGTCTTCTCCAGTTCTGGGTTATGGATAGTCATCAAGGGATTGTCCATTATCCCTGTGAGTGACACACCCAGCAAACGCTCTTCTTCCGTATTGGTAGTCCACACTTTTCGCAGGTATGGGAACTTTGTGTATGTGCTTTGGATCGTCCCAAGTATTGTGGCGAGTTTGACTTTTCGCTCCAAGTCTTTAACCGTGTCAGTGGCTCGTACCACAACTTCCGTGAGATTACAGAATTGATTTGGGCGAAGTATGATCTCGCTGCAAGGATTTGTACCAAACTCGAAATTAGAATCCCGTCTACCATACTTCTCAGCTTGTTTTTTACTCGCTTGCCTATTGAATATACCACGTTCACCACTCCCTGATTCTACTAGTGACATCCACTCTCTCATAAAAGAGATTGCATCTGGTTTCTCTGTATAGCTCACAGAGTTATTAGCTAAGGCACGTTGAGGATCATTGTCCCACCATGCACCTGACTTAGCGTGACGCATACGGTCATCACTTAGATTAGATAGGGATATCATAGCTGAACGTCTTACACCACCTACTACAACTACCTCACCAACCTTACACATAAGATCATGGCATTCAATAGATGATAGATTACGTCCAGAAGCATTCTTAAAGATAGTGACAGAGAAGTTAAACAAATCAATCAAAGGTGCAGGGCCACTAGCTCTACCACCAAAGGTTTCTAGTTTTGCACCAGCAGGACGTACACGACTAACATCCCATCGTGGGATTTCACCAGCCCATAGGAGAGCCAACACTTGTCTGAAAGCCTTAGCCCAACCCTCCTTGCTGTCCTTGACAACGACAGTAGTTTCGCTCTCGAACAACTTAGGCACATCTGGGAGCTTACTGATGAACTGCCTCTCTACACTAAAGCCCACGCCAGTGCCACAGAGGAGTATGAACATAGCCTCATCGAAGGACTTAGGATCATCGACAGCTAGGTAGCTACAGTTGTAACCAGCAGTGTTGTCACGGTTAAAGGCAGGTCCAGCAGTCATCATAGCCCTCATGGATGGCATAACTTCTAGCCCCAGGATAGCGTCAAACAATTTATTTTCTGTGTCTTTGTCTACCTTATCCTCGACTACATTGAGCATGTAACGACCTACAGTCTCACTCCAACTCTCTCTTCGTTTATCTTCCTTAAGCCACCTAGCGTAGCGAGAGGTATGAATAAAAGATTGATAGTCTGTTGGTAATAAATTATTCATCTGTTGTCACCACTTCCATGTAATGTATTGTTTTCTTTACGATTCTTTAACTTAGCTAGATTATCTGCTGCTACGTCACCCATGTTTAAACCTAAGTCTTTACATATTGCAGCAATGTACCACAGGCAATCTCCTAGCTCACCTGATATACCATCCCTGTCTAGCTTACCATCCCTTACAATCTTCTTTACTTTGTTTGCTACCTCACCAGCTTCACCTGCAAGTCCCAGGGTAGGGTATAATATCTGAACAGATGCTGGGTAGATAGCTGTACTGGCTGCTGCATTCTGATATTCTTTTAAGGTAAGGTCTGACTTGTCGTAGAAATCCAATGTATCCATATCAGTTTGATTGTTCATCTTTTGTGTCACCTTCTAGTGATTGTTTAAGGTCATGGGATTTTGCTTTCTGAACAGCATTAACACATTGTATCATATGTTCCAATAAAGCTATTGTATTTGTACCAATATTCAGCACATCAACTACACTATTCTGATCGTCTGTTAAATCCTTACGATCATATTGTTTGTTGTCGAGTGTTATCTTAGTCACGGTTAGTTACCTCGCATTCAGTTACATTTATATCATCTATGTCATAAAGAGATAGTGTTATCAGATCTTTAATTACTTCACAATTATCCCCAGATATCTCTAGGAAGTTTGCGTCTTTATCCACTTGGATTGTTATGTTGATTTCATAGAACATTAGTAAGAACCTAGTTATACCTTTATCTTGCGGTTAGTCAAGAGTTTATTTACTGTAAACATCTCGTAACCTCTCTATAGATACAAACTCTGGATCATAGTATCCGTTTTGTATATTTCTTTTAACTATAACACCTTTCCACCACTCCATGTTAGCTTGTCCAGCCCATGACTCTTTGTCACCCTTGAAGCAACCAGCAACTAAACCAATGGTAGGTTTGGGGTGTGCATCGTCCTTGAAGAACAGGTTACGTTTGTGACTGTGGCCCACTGTGGTAGAGCAGTGACGTTTCTTTAGTAAGTTATAAGCATGATGTTCACCAGACATAGCTGAACCAAAATTACCACTGCTGATGTAATGAGCGTAAGAGATACCATCTTTATCAACAATAGCAGGTGCTGAGTTTTCATACTCATAATACTCATCAAAGTATACATCTGTCTGTAGATGCTTAAAGCTAATCCCATAGACAGAACCCTCTAGTCTGGGGTCATGTGCTAAGGCTCTCTTAATACGCTGTTCATGATTGCCCTCCAGGCCAAAGAAAGCAGGACGTTTCTTCTTCATAGTACGGAACTTACGTCTGAGCCTTTCCTGTGCATCGTTGTAGTGGTTGATATCAGCCTCGTAGCTCTGAGCCACAATAGATTTAGGATACTTTGTGTCATAGCTGTTGAGTGATTTCATATCTGCACCATCACCTAAGTCCATCACGTAGTCAGGCCTAACATCATACAAGAACTCACCTAACCAATCAAACCTATCGTTAGGCACTGCTGGATCAGTATGTGCACATGAAAAAATTACTGCTGTCTTACTCATAGTATTCGCTCCTTATAATCTTCATTAATTTCTAAAGGCTCTATATTTTTAGAGAAGTATTTCTGCCAAACACAAATATCATCTAGATCTTCAAACCAAAAATTAAAATGATCTATCTCACCATCAACCTCTACTTTACAAACAATAAAGAACTCAGCACCTTCAGGGAAGTCCTCATCGTCAGGCATATCATCTATAGAGATTGGTCCTTCTGTTATACCCCAGACTTTAATTACCACTCTTCCAACTCCTCAGTAGCTCCATGTAGTGATCTAGACCTACCATAACTACCCAAGGTTTTCGATCTGATCTAAAAAACACTACAGGTTCATGGTTAGAGTGTCTAGTAGCCTGTTCAATAAAACCATAGACAGTTTTTAATTCTGCCTTCCTACGTTTTACCTCTATGGATAATGGTATCTTCTTTCTTGCTGCTGGAGATAGCTGTATGTCCTCACCGCTGTCTCCCATGATAGTAGACTTGATATCATCAGGCTCAAACTCAGGGAATGTCTCCAGTAGTTTGTCTCTTATCTCCTGTTGACCAAGCCTACCTTTTTGTTTAGCTTGCCTGGTCATACTTGGCCTCTGGTACTTTAGGTTCAACTTGTACATGGACTAAATGCTGTGGCCCCCCGCCTTTGTAAAGGAATGTTCTTAGGTTAGGCCAACACATACGCTTGTATTCGCAGTAACTGCATGGCATAGATAGCTTCATGTTAGGACTTGTCTTTGATTGTGAGACAGGTGGTATCCTATCCACAGGTAATTCACCAGCTACCATCTTCTTAGCAGCTTTCATTTCTTTTTCTTTAGTCTTTAAATCCTCAGTGAAATCATGCACATCCAAACAAATATGTCCATTCTGTTTATCAACAGCAAGAAAAGCACCTTTAGTTTTGTCAGTGACAAGTGGGTCATCCTTACCTGCATATACGTAAGAACTAAGCTGAGATATGTAGCCAAAGGGGTCATCATCTCTTAATTTACCTTCCTTGAATTTTGTAAAGGCGTAGGAGCTGCATGACTTAACATCAACAGTCATCCCATCAATAACCGCATCTCTGTGACCCTTAATACCATGGACATCAAGTCTGTCCTGTTGGCCCTTAACATCATGTCCTGATGCTTCTACTAGGCTAAGTAGCAACTCCTCAATCATATCTCCATAGAAGAACTTGAGTAATGTGTTAGCTTGAAGGCTCTCACCCCCATCAGCTTTGTTTACCTTATACCACAGCTTCCTTTTGCAAGGTGTACCAATAGAAGATAACGACAAATAAGCTCGTGGCTCTTGTGGTTTAGAGAACCTGTTGTTAGCAACCTCTGAGATACCATCAGCCATACTAGAGCTGATAGCTTCTGTCCAACCACCTTCACCTCTGATTACACTGTATAGGTCAGGTACTAATGTTTTAATATTTTTCATCGTAACTCCTGGGTAAAGTGGGGAATGCATAACACCCCCCTAGTTGTGCCTTTAGAATAGTATTTCATCTTCCAGCACTTCTTTAGCCTTCTTTTTAGAAGCAGGGGGAGAGTCACCACTGTCCTGTGGTTGTATGAACTCCTGTGGGGGAAGGTATTGAAGGTGATCAACTACATGGACATGCTCCAATCGAGTACCTACAGTACCGTAGCTAGGTAGGTCATATATATGAAGAGTTACCTCAACTGTAGAACCATTACCAATAGGACCATCTTCATCTAAAGTCCACTTGCTACCATCTTCTTTGGTAACAATAGGTGCTCCACTACTCCAGTCATGACCTGTGTTAAACTTCCTGTCAAACTTAACACGTTGCCCACGTCCCAATAAGTCAGGCTTAAATCCCTTAGCGCACTTAGCCGCTTGTAGCTTTGCAACGCTATCATCATCAAGGATTAAATCAATAGTGCAAGCACCATCATACTTCTCGTATGTACCCTCAACTTGAGGTGAAGCTTTCCAACCCGTTAGGTCACGATTGTCAGCAAATACTTTTGCCCACTCTGCTATTCCAGTTATTTTTACAATTCTTGTAGCCATTTGGCCCTCCATTTTTTAGTGTACATCTGCATAGGTTTGACCGTACTGCACATCAATACCCAAGTCAACATTTAATTTCAACTGTTCGTTAAGTTTTTCTATAGCCCATTGTAGAATTGAAGTATGCTCATTCTCTTCTCCTTTCCTCACCACGTTGATGCTCTCATCATGGAACTGACCCACGATGTTCGGCTTATGTAATCTGTAAAGGGCAACCCATCTGTCAAAACAGTATGCCCCTGTGCCTTGATTTATAGTAGAGAATGCATCCTTCTCAAAGCGTAGACTGTACCAGAATTTACTGACAGGGTTCTGTACCCACATCTGCGTATTAATAGTACGTATCCTCTGTGATTCAGAAAACTCCTTGACTGACCAGTTACGGTTCCAGTAGGCCTCAAGTAGTGCCTTTGCTTCCCCCGTACTCATACCAGTCTCTCTTGATAATTTGTTAGCACCCACACCATAAGTAGCTGAATAGTTTACAACCTTGTAGTTCTTACGCATGGTTTTTAGTTCTGGCTTGTTGCCCTTATTGTATTCGTCTATGTCGTATTGAGTAATAGCCCCAGCATGTTTTGCTAAGTCTAAGTGAGGATCAAAACCATCCTGTGACATTTCAGCAACATAATCAGGGTCGTAAGGGTGCATATAGTGACGCTTAGTTGTGTCTTCTAGTGATGTCATGTCAGCACCACAAAGAACGTAACCCTCTGGTGCTGTCAAGCAACCACGTATCTCTTCACCCCAAGGCTTATCCACACCTGGAAGATTAACCAAAGGCTTACTGTGCTTAAAGCGTAGCGTGTTAGTCAGCCCAGCAATCTCTGCCTTGACATACCCATCACGTTGACACTCCAAGAAACCTTTGAAGATAGAAAGTCTGTGTTGTAGTACAGTTAGACCATCAAGAACTTCTACTGTTGGGTTATTATCAATCAAAAGTCTGACTGATGCAGTAAGCTCACCACCCTTGCGTACCTGTGGTACTGGCCCATTGCTACCCTCTTTAAATGTGCAGGGCTTCCAACCAAGACCCGTCAGCCAATCCTTTACTTGATCAGAAGACATTGGGTTAGCTTCTTCTACACCCTTAACCACAGACACCTCACCATTGTAACTAGATGGCAGTCCATTCTCTTCTAATAGGTCAAGCCATCGTCTGCCATTAGCTGAAAGTTTATCGTCCTTCTTACGGAAAACCTTTGGCTTGGTCTTGATAGACATAATCTTACGCATTGGCATAACACTTATTAACTCTTCAATCTTCTTATCCTGTAGTCCAGTAAGCTTCTGCATAGTGCTGTCTGCCTTCTGTACATCCAGCTTCCACCCCTGTTGTTCTGCCTCTCTTGCACAGTCCATCTTGAAGTGTAAGTACCTAAAGAAACGGTTAAGTTCTGTCTTGTCTTTGTTATATAAAAACATAAACCTATTCAGTAGGTTGTACCATAGCTGCCAGTTAATCTTGACATCCTCAGTACAACGGTGGGCATACTCCTCTTGTGAAAGGTTTGTCCAATCAGTGATCTCTGGCTTAGGTATGCCAAACTCCTCTCCGAATGACTCAAGACCGTGACGTGGCCTGTTGTAGTTCAAGACCCAAGACATAGGAAGAGTATCAAACAAACTTGCAGTGACCTTGATACCTAGTAACTTCTCAAGCAACGGCACATCGTAACGGATAATATTGTGACCAATGAGGCCACGCTGTGATAACACTAGCTCCCTCATCTCGTTGTAGTCGTACAAAGTTTTGTATGTAGAACCATCTGAAGTATAAGAAAGGCAATGTATCTTTGTGGCATCATCCAATAAGTTGTCAGCTTCCACATCAAATACAATCATGCAGCTATATCTCCCTTTAGGTAAGGTACATCTTCAGTAAGTATTGTTGTCTCAGGATCATAATAGATTGAACCTGCATTACCTAACTTAGCAAACGGTCTGTTCTTATCTACAATAAAGGTAGTAGTATTCTGAAGAACCTCATCCTCTGATTCAACATCCCGTTCTAGCTTTATACATATAATAGCTTCCTCTTCAAGGGATGCAGCATACTTTGTCCTACCATCATCATTAACCTGTGACAAAAATATCACACCTATGTTTAACTCCTTGGCTAACTGTGCCATACGTGAAGCTAACGTGGTTAAAGTACTAGTAGCACCATCCACGCCAGTACTCGACAGGTAGGCAAGACGTTGAGCGTGATCGACAAAGATATAATCAGCACCAAAGACAGTGGCGGCAGTACGTGTGTGATCCAACAGCTTAAGAGGATCGTCATGTGACCTCATCTCAAAGATCACTGTCCTGTTGTTCTCTGAATCAGCAGCCTGTTGTCCAGCCTTTACAATAGAATCAATAGAGACATTGTTAAATTCAGCATCGTCTTTTGTCCTGACGTTACACCCAAGGTGGTATGTCGCCATTGCTCTGTAAGTAGTCGATTTCATTTCTTCCATGTGCAATAGGGCTACTCTTGTGCCAGGGTTACGCAACATAGCAATCTCAAAGTAACGTATCATCTCAGTCTTACCCGTACCCCTGGGAGCTTTGATAAAGGTTAGTCCACCCTTAACCAACCCACGTATTTTATCATCGATACCTGAGTGACCTGTGGGTACATACTCGTAAGGGTTCTCTTCTCTAATAGCTTTGTCTATGTCCTCATCAGATATAAAGAAGTTATCAGGTGAATACTTTTGAGGCTTCATAGCTGCCCACATCAAATCAGTACCATCACCGTGGGTTAGGAAGTCATTAGCATCCTTGTGCTTGGACATAGGTACATAAAAGAACTTATCTGGTAGAGCTGAGTATAGTTTGTCAGCAGCACGTCTACCTGCATCGTCCAGCTCACCTGCATAGATGATTGTCTCAAATGAATCTAGGTACGCCATGTTCTTCTGTAAGAACTTCTCACCTATAGATGCGCTGGGCAGTGACTTGACGGGGAACTTCTCACCAAGGATTTCATACAGACTTGCTGCATCAAACTCACCCTCGGTAAGGTACAGGCGTTTACTTGTACCAGCATTGAATGAGGGGCCAAACAGGTGGGTCATACCCAGGCCAGTATCTTTTACCCAAGTCTTAGACTTATCATTAAATGATCTGTACTTGATAGTGTGTGGATATTTATACGCATAGCGCACAGGCTGACCATCCTCGCCTAGTTGTAATTGAATACCATAAAGTTGGCACACGTCAGGCTTAATACCTCGTATACCCTCATACGTTAACTCTTTAACTGGTATATCCATGTAATTAACTCTCCTCTTAACAGGGTAATCATTGTCTGCCCACTCAAAGGTAGGCTCAGAACTGGGGTAAGACTTAGCGCAACTGTGACAGAAACCATAGCCCTCGTCATTCCAGTTAAATGCATCACTTGATCCACAATCTTCAAAGGGACAAGCTAAATGTGGTGTATCACCTTCTGCCATTTGCTATACTCTTCTCCTTCGATCTTTGTTTCTCGTCTTCAGTCATGGCACGTATTTCAGTTGAGGTCAAGCCTTCTAAATCTGCCCATGCTAGTGCTGACCAAGAGATAGGGAATATCTTTTCCATTTGTTCATATATCTGATCTGCTACCTCACGTGTCTCTGCCTGTGTGTCAGGCTTGCACCGTAGGTTACACATATCAGCAAAGGCATCCAGGCTACCACTCCAGTACCATTCTGTCATGGTGGACTGTGGTAGTACCATACGTGCTTGCTCTGGAGCTACACCAAGAGAGAGTAGTTCTTTATATGTACGAAGGCATGTATGATTTACAAAACCATCATCAGCACCTGCAGCGACAGTACCTTCTGATCCTTGTTTCTTATCAGCACTACGTCCACGCCATACCTCAGGCTCATAGAACTCAGGCTCATCATCCACGTATCTACGGCTGATCTCATTCCAGCGTAAAAACTTATGCTTGACTAACTGTCTTGCTACAAACACTGGAGCCTTGACGTGGAAGGATGCAAAGCAGTGACCAAAGGGTGACATGTGTTTGTGCTTGGCTAAGTAGTCAATAAGCTTAATGTCTGTATCGTGTAGCACAGGCTGCATTACCCCATCTATTCCAACAAAACCAAGAGCCTCACGCTTCTTTCCAAAGGATACCCTTGCCGCATTGACTACTGTAAGATCGTTACCCATATGATCTATTGGGGTCACTTTAATCATTGATCTTTCCTCACATAATTTTCTATGAAGTGATTGATACCCTTGCTATGATACCACTTTTTTGTACTAATCTTACTCCATTTATCAGAATTTAATGCGTAAATAAACTTTTTAGATATTAGTACAGTGCCTGACCCGTAGTGTTCCCAATCAATTCCCGTTAGTATTAGATCCCTCTCAGCCTTTAGCCTTTTTAACTCATTCCGTGGCCCGTTACCGTGTTGGAGTTTATGATAAACTCTTATATCATGAAGTCTTACTGCCTCTATTTGCTTTTCTATCTCTTTGTCTATTTCCTCTAACTCAATCATGGTAGTTTAACCTCAATGCATTGTAATGTTTCTGATGGGTCATTTACTAAAACCCTTGCTGGACCTAACGCACCACCACACAAAGTCTTGTTATCGAATGTACCCAAATGATGATACCGTATACCTTCCTCTGGTATAAATTGCATCCATATTAATATCCATACTACGTTCATTTTTTTCTATCTCCTATTAGCAAGTTTTCAAGATACTTTAATCTTTTCTCAAGATCTTCTAATCTTTTTAGAAGCTCCTCTAATTGAAATTTCTTATCCAATTCCACTATCTTTCCCTTCGGTCCAGCGCAGACTTAGCTGTCTTCAAACTGAACTTGTTATATGGATTGAGACTAGCCACGTTCTTATGTCCTGACACTGATTGAATTGCAAGGTGATCCACTCCACTCTCAATCATCTGTACGATTGCAGTCTTGCGTAGGTGTCCAACTTGTAGCTCCTGGGGTAGGTCTGTAGCCTCTTTAACCTCTGTCAGTAGGTTAGTCATCTGTGATACCGTTAGGGGTCTGTAGACCATGTCCTGTGGCCTGTGGTGAGGTACTACATACTCTTGAAACCCCCAGTCATCTTTTTGCTGTTTTAGCATAGTCAAAAGATTGCTTGGAATGGGTAGCTCAACGATTGCCCCTCGTTTAGTCTGAGTAATCACCACTTTATTATCGTCAAAATAAACATCTGTCCATAGTAGATTACGGATATCAATAGGACGTTGACCCCATTCATAACACATCAAGACAATCAGACCAATGTTACGCCAATCAAACTTCTGAAAGGCTGCATCAAGAAACTTTACCACTTGATCATTAGTCCAAATAATAGAGGCTGGTGTCTCAGTACGCTTCTTTACTCTAGACATTGGATTGTTTGGGATATGATCTAAGGCAACAAGGAAATTCATCAAAACTGAAAATACTCTAGCCTTGTGATTGGC